AATAAATGGAGGGGGCGCTGTGGCAGGGGACATAAACACATATCAACACAACACTTAAAGCTAAGACCCCCCTACCCCTCCCCCCAAAGACAAAAGAACCCTCCAAAAATTTTTTTTATAGTTTAGAATTTGTAACCATTAAATCAAGGAGAAGACATGGCAGGATTTCCTATGAGGAGAGCGTTGGAGAAGAAGATAGAGAGTCTGGGAGGGATAGAGTTCGTTACTGCTCATATTGCTCAAGGAATGACGATAGGACGCTTGGCTGAGTTCATAGAGTGTTCTAGACCTATGTTGTCGTTCTGGATAAACCATACTGATGAGCGTAGGGATGCGGTATTGAAGGCGAGAAAGCTAAAGGCTGAGAAGTTAGCGGAGGAGGCTCTAGAGATTGCAGATGATGCTGATGAGACAAGTAATTCAGGAGTTAACAAAGCTAGACTCCAAGTTGATACCCGTAAGTGGATGGCATCTAAGTTAGATCCTGAGAACTATGGTGACACTGCTAAAACCCAAGTGAATATCTCTTTGGGTGATCTACACCTACAAGCCCTAAAGCATATGGGTAAGGTAGAGCCTGTAACCTTGGAAAACAATGAATAACCCCTTTATCCAGTTCATCACCCTGTATAGGGCTGATCCTGTTCTGTTCGTTAAAGAAGTCTTGGGAGTAGAGCCTGATGAATGGCAGAAAGACTTCTTGAATGCTGTGGCCTCTGGTGAGCGAAAGATATCGATTCGTTCTGGTCATGGAGTGGGTAAGTCAACTACTGCTTCTTGGGCTATGTTGTGGTTTCTTTTAACCAGGTATCCCGTTAAGGTAGTGGTTACTGCCCCTACTTCTGCCCAACTTTATGATGCTTTGTTTGCCGAACTAAAGAGATGGGTCAAAGAACTACCCCAACCTATCCAAGACTTACTTGATGTCAAACAAGAAAGGATAGAGCTGAAGGCTTCCGCTACTGAGGCGTTTATCTCTGCTAGAACATCTCGTGCTGAACAACCAGAAGCTCTCCAAGGTGTCCACTCTGATAATGTGATGTTGGTAGCAGATGAGGCATCAGGAGTCCCTGAAGCGGTGTTTGAGGCCGCTGCTGGTTCTATGTCTGGACATAACGCTTTGACCATCCTACTAGGCAACCCAGTGAGGTCTTCAGGCTTCTTTTTTGACACACATAACCGATTAAAAGACGAGTGGTGGACTAAGAGAGTCTCTTGTATTGACTCCGCTAGGGTCAGTAAAGAGTATGTTGATGACATGAAATCTCGCTATGGCGAGGAAAGTAATGCCTATCGGATTCGTGTTCTAGGCGAGTTCCCCCGTAGTGACGATGACACCATCATCCCGATGGATCTACTTGAATCTGCCAAACATCGAGATACCAGAGCTTACGAAGATGCCCCCATTATCTGGGGACTGGATGTGGCTCGTTTTGGTTCCGATTCGTCAGTTTTGTGTAAGCGTCAATCCAATGTTGTCCATACTCTAGAGAGGTGGAGGAACTTAGACCTGATGCAATTAACAGGAGCGGTGGTGGCCCAGTACGAGGCTTGTGACCACAAGAATAGACCTGCTGAGATTCTGGTTGACTCTATTGGTCTGGGAGCAGGTGTTGTTGACCGACTAAGAGAGTTAAAACTTCCCGCTCGTGGGATTAATGTCTCTGAAAGTCCTGCTATGGGTGGTACTTATCTGAACCTGAGAGCGGAGTTGTGGCACAAGGCCAAGGCTTGGCTAGAGAAAAGAGACTGCAAGATCCCTAATAACGAGGATTTAATTGGAGAACTGGCGACTGTCAGGTACACCTTTACCTCCAATGGGAAGATCAAGATTGAGTCCAAGGATGATATTAGACGAAGGGGACTTAAATCTCCTGACATGGCTGATGCCTTTGTGTTGACATTTGCAGCAGATGCCGCCACCATCTCATGGGGATCTAGCAGTTCATGGAATAAACCTATTAAAAGATTAATTCGTGGATTAGTTTGATTGCCGTTGCCTTTCAGAGCCGCCTAAACAGTGGCTCTTTTTTTGATTAATATGGTACTATTGAGCAACCTATTAGGAGAATCCTATGAAAATGGATGAAGCCGCCAAGAAAATTGGCAAAGTGATGGGCGAGTTCAAGGACAAAAAGCTAAAGTCCTCTTCTGGTCAAAAGGTTAAATCCCGTGACCAAGCAGTTGCCATTGCCATGAGCGAAGCCAATATGCCCAAGCGTGGTCAACGCACTGCTAAAAATCGGAGCAAGAAATGAAGGGTTTGTACGCTAATATCCATGAAAAGAGAGAGCGTATCAAAGAAGGCTCTAAAGAGAAGATGCGTAAACCTGGCACTAAAGGCGCTCCTACCGATAAAGCTTTTAAACAAGCAGCTAAGACTGCTAAAAAGAAATGATCAAGCGTGGCTCAGAGCAATTTTCTGGTTACAACAAGCCTAAGAAAACTCCCAACCACCCAAAGAAAAGTCATGCAGTACTGGCTAAGTCTGGTGACGAAGTAAAATTAATCCGCTTTGGTCAACAAGGAGTGTCTGGATCTCCAGATGGCTCAAAGCGTAACGAAGCCTTTAAAGCCCGTCACGCAAAGAATATTGCCAAGGGCAAGATGTCTGCCGCTTTCTGGGCTGATAAAGTGAAATGGTGAACCTATGAAATGTCCAATTGCTACCTACGATATCAAAGCTAACTTAAAGGCTCGCAATTGGGCTATTAAGAATGTTGATTATGGTCCTGCTAATCCTGAAGAGGATAACGAAGAGTACTGGCAGAACCTTGCTGATATGTGGGCAGTATCTATTGATGAAGTTCAAGAGATGCGTTGTGGCAATTGCGCTGCCTTTATCCAAACCCCTGAGATGCTAGATTGCATACTTAAAGGTATTGATGAAGAGACAGATGGGTACGCCAAGGATGTCCAAGGTGCGGCTAATCTGGGTTACTGTGAACTGTTTGACTTTAAATGTGCAGGTGAGCGCACCTGTTCAGCATGGTTATCTGGTGGACCAATCACCAAGAAAATGACCAAGAATCAGCAGAATATGTTGATGATGGCTAAGACAGAATACGAAATGGAAGATGAGGAAGATTAAATGGAAGCCCTACTTGCCGCCTTTTTAGAATCCCTCAAGTCAGCCGCTACAGAAGGCGCTGTGTCAGAAGCAGTAGCGGGTGGTGGTGCAGCGCCAGCATCTATGGGTGCTGAGTTTGGCAACTTCATGGGTGACATGGTTAATCAACAAGTTGCCCCAACAGTAGAAGCATTCAAAGGCATAACAGATCCAAATGCGACTATGGGCGATATGGCTAAAACTGGCTTTAAATACTCTTTCAATCCCAAAGAAGATGAAAAATCTCTCATGCTCCCTCAAGCGGGTATGGCCTATGGTGGCATGGCTAACAATTACGTTGGCGGCATCCCTTCTCTATTACAGAATACTGGCTCTGGAATCCTCCCTTATATCGGCTCACGATAAGGAAATAATATGCAAGAAAACCCAATGTTGATGGCAGAGACTCTACAGGGTCAAATGCAAGAAGAAGAGGTAATGTCTGAAGAACAACTTCAAGGCGTTATCTCTGCTGAAATTACAGATGCAATATCCTTCATTGATGACGATATTGGCGGTAGCCGAGCATTGGCGACAGAGTACTATTATGGTGATCTCTTTGGTGATGAGGAAGATGGTCGCTCACAAGTAGTTTCAATGGATGTCAGGGATACAGTCCAAGGCATCCTACCAAGCCTGATGCGTATTTTCTTTGGTCCAGAGCGTGTGGTTGAGTTCGCTCCACAAGGTCCTGAAGATGTTCAGAATGCTGAACAAGCAACAGACTATGTTGATTTCATCTTTAAGCGTGATAACCCAGGTTTCAAGATTCTCCACTCTGCTTTTAAAGATGCCTTAGTACGCAAGTGCGGTATCGTGAAGTACTGGTGGGATGAGTCTGTTGAGGTTCGTGCTGAGTCATTCTCTATGCTTGATGAACAAAGCATGATGATGCTCACCAGTGACCCAGATATTGAGATTTCTGCGGTGCGTGAGTACCCTGTGCCTGGTACTGAGCCTCAGAACGAAGCTCAAGGCATTATGACTCCACCACCCATGATGTACGATGTGGAGATCAAACGCAGAATCAAGACTGGTAAAGTCAAGATTGAGGCATTGCCACCAGAAGAGTTCCTGATTGACCGCAGAGCCAAATCCATTGAGGATGCGACTTTTGTTGGTCACAGAACCATGAAGACAGTATCAGACCTAGTTGCTATGGGTTATGACTACGATGAGATGGTTGAAGCCTCTGGCAATGGTAATGACTTTGACAACAACCAAGAGTACACCGCTCGCAATCCTTTTGCGGTTATCAGTACTGCTAATAATGGTGATCCATCTAGCAAGAGCGTGATGTACATTGAGGGTTACCTTAAGGTTGACTTTGATGGTGATGGCATTGCTGAGATGCGTAGAATCTGCACCATTGGTACTGGCAACAAAGTTATTCGTAACGAGATTGTTTCCGAGCGCCAATTTGCTGACTTCTGCCCAGATCCAGAGCCACATACATTCTTTGGTATGTGTCCCGCAGATGTTGTGATGGACATTCAGAGAATTAAATCTAATGTTCAGCGTGGCATCCTAGACTCCTTGGCTCAATCTATCCACCCCCGCACAGCTATTGTTGAGGGGCAAGCCAACATGGAAGATGTCCTCAATACTGAGGTGGGTGCGGTTATCCGCATGAGAGCGCCAGGAATGGTTCAGCCCTTTACCACCCCATTTGTTGGACAAGCCGCATTCCCAATGTTGGACTACTTGGACGACATTAAACAGACCCGCACAGGCATTTCTAAAGCTGCCGCAGGTCTGGATGCAGATGCTCTACAGAGTACGACAAAAGCCGCAGTATCAGCCACTGTCAATGCCGCTCATCAACACATTGAGATGATTGCTCGAATCTTTGCTGAGACTGGTTTGCGTAAGTTGTTTACTGGCATTCTGAAGTTGGTGGTGGAAAACCAAGACCGAGCCAGAATGGTTCGTTTACGCAATACCTTTGTGCCTATTGATCCAAGATCATGGGATGCCAAGATGGATGTGATTGTGAATGTCGGTGTTGGTGATGGCACTATTGAAGACAGAATTAATATTCTGAATCAAGTAGCCGCCCGTCAGGAAATGTTGATTGAGAAAACAGGTGCTAATAATCCTGTTGTATCTTTACCACAGTACACCAACACATTAACTAAGTTATTGCAGTTGGCAGGTATTAAAGATTCCACGAATTACTTTAATCAATTACCAGTTGATTTCCAATTACCAGAGCCACCTGCTCCCAAGCCTACTCCAGAGGAGATATTGGCTCAAGTTCAGGCACAGAGTATCCAAGCTGATATTCAAAAGAAGGCCGCTGAACTACAGTTAGATCGTGAAAGAATGATCATGGCTGATGACAGAGAAAGAGATCGTATTGAGCAAGATGGTATTTTGCGTAGATATGAGCTAGAATTGAAATATGGTGTACAAATTCAAAGTGCGGAAATAGATGCCGCAATGAATAGAGACCGAGAATTAATCCGTCAACAAGCTGCAATGAATCAGACGCAAGTCCCTCAACAGCCTCAACCAATGATGTAAATGGACGATTTAGAAATTAACCTCGCAAGAGGAGATAAAGCAAAGTTACTCCTTGAGGATGAACTCCTCAATGAGATGCTCAAGAAGATTGAAGATGATTGTTATCGTGAGATCAGGTCTTCCAAGTTAATGGAAGGTCCTATTAGAGAGCAAGCTTATTTGCTTTTGACCACGATTGATATCTTGAGAGCAAAATTGCGCTCTGTCATGGATACAGGCAAGATGGCAGAAGTTGCCCTTGTTCGCAGACGGGGAAGACCCCCGAACAAATGATTGTTAAACTAAGAGGTAAATATGTCCGATAACGCACAAGCAGTCGGTTCGATTACAGTAAACCAAGCAGCGCAAAGCTTTGCTTCCATGCTAGACAGCC